GGCTTTGATATAGTTCTCGCTAAAGTTTGCTCCGGTATTAGTTCCCTGAAGCTTAGTCTTAGCAGCTTCGAAATCGACATCCTGATGGATACAGTAAATATCATCATCATGCCAGATTGAACGAACGTGATCCTCATGGATCTTATCTGGATCTCCTTCCTCACGTCCATCACCAACTAATGCCGCAAGAGCAAGCTCCTCGTCTAAGATGTGGCGCATAAGTCTCCACTGATATGCAACAACGTCGAAATCTGTGATGTCGATGATGTCGTCTCTGTGCATGTCATCCTTAATGTAGATAGTCTGAGGATCAGTTGTTCTTCCGATCATCTTAATCTGAGCCATCTCCTGTTTGTAGTTACCCTTCTTCTGATAACCCTTAGCTCTTAACTCAGCAATGCGAGCATCAGCCTGTCTTGTACGAATACGGCTAATAGGACTCTTATGAATCTTTGAGATTACAGATGCAATCCAGCTCTGGTCTCTCTCAAGAGTCTCAGGCTCTCCTTTCTTAAGTAGTTCATACTCTGGGAATAACTTCTCTGGCTCTTCAAATACACCGTGTGCCAAAGTGTCATTATTCTCTTCAGCATAAATAGCCATAGCCTGCTGCAAGCTTCCTACATTACTCTGCTTTGCGAGGTTAATAATATCCTGTTCATCAGAATGGCTAAGTACAGCTCCCTGCTGCATTTCGTCTTTGTCAAATACGTTATGTTTCACGTCTTCTTCTCCTCCTTCTTCATCATCGTCAATATCTTCGAGAGCTTGACCAATCATTGCATACATAACTGTTTGCTGCTCTTCAGTCATAGAATCGATTACGTCCTGAACTGTTTTTTCGCCTTCTTCAGGTTTCTTGGTTTCGTCCTTTTCAGGTTTCTTGTTTTCGTCCATTTTTTCTCCTTTCTTTTCGTTAGACTCAGCTGAATGATAAAGCATAATATTTTCATCATAAGAAGCATAAAGAGTATCCTCTTCGTCTGCTCCGTGAGCCATAACAAAATCCACATAAGCGCCAGGGTTTGCTCCAGCCAACACAAGACTGAGCTCCCTAATGTTTCCGTGGATTACATCATTTCCAATCTGTTTAAGTTGATTAGCCCAGATTGATAGTGATTTAACATCACCGTTCTGTACCAATTTCTTTGCGGTACGACCCTGTTCTGTGTCGTTGAACACGCCATACGCGTAAACGCCATCGTCGCGATTTTCAAGAACAGCATGGCCTAATACGGCATCTGGATCGTTATGTTCATGATTCCAGACCAATGGTACTTCACATCCGTCATTCTCTTTGAATGCGTTTTTACGAATGGTTCGACCATCACCGCAGAGCAAGTCATTTCTGGTTGCCCATCCGCTAAAATCATACTTACCCATTTTGATTTTCTCCTCCTTCATCGTAGTCTTCGGACGTCTCTTCAATCGGTTGATTCTCTTCTGGCTGACTGATATTACTATTGATAAGTTGATCGGCCTTAGGATCATCTGAAGGTTTCATACCGATTACTTGCCTGATTTCGTTAGATGTCATAATCTCATTTCTAGTAAATTTATCTGCAATTTCAGCGATATCGTTAACTGGAACAAGTTTAAATGGATCTTTGAAATAAGTAATAGTCTGAGATTGTGTCCGAGCTGTTTTGGTTAGAAACTTTCGTTTCATTTCATCGACGATAGCTGAGATAATAGGTTCTATCGTCCTATTGTTGTAATTGAGCATTGTCTTCTCATCAGCAGTACCGTCCATTACTTCCTGAGTGATACCTAATTGGCTATACACCATGTTTGTCAAATACTCAACTTGTTGCATAAGATTATTCTCAACTGAACGGTTCAACTGTGTAACCTTTTCGGTTCCGTCGGTGTAAGCAATACCATACTTACCCTCAGCCAATTGAGATTCTATGTCTTTACGCCTTCTCTCAGCCTGATCACGTCTAGCCTCTGTTTTAACAACATAAGGCAACTGTATAATCAAATCTAATTTTCCTGATGCCGTTTGTTCATCTGTCACATCCATCAAACGCAATTTTCTTATAAGACGCTGCATGGTAGAGTTAGGCTCATTGACAACTGCATAAAGTGGGTTCTCGATAATAGCCACCTGTTTTTTTGGCAACTTAATATCTTCTTTTTCACCAGTTCTATCATTGTAGACTCGCACCGTGACATGCCTTGGATACCACTCTAAAATTTTACCGGTTCGCATAGACAATATATCGTAAGACTCCGTTATTTTGGGATTGAGCGTTGTGTCTACTGGAACAATTGCAACACAACCTTCATCGAGCATCGACATAACGACATCCTGAATAAAGGCTCGTCCGGTTTGGTCTATGTTCGCTTCCAAAATAAGGCAGTCATTTAAACCAGATTTCATATCTTCTATGTACCGACCGTTTTTATCCAATCGACAGTGTTTGATGCCGACCGAAGCAACATCTAATGCGATACGGTTAAATATTGACGTCGTTATAGATCTCTCATTACCTCTACTGAGTCGAGGTCTATCAGGACGAACCGAATAACCAGGTCCTACTGATTGATAATCTCGTGTTGGGTCCCGGTTCGTGAATGCGTTCCAGGCGTTTTTCAGCCTAGAGCCAATAGTTAAATCCATTTTGACGTTTCTCCTTTCTATAAAAAGCGGCAGAGAATTACTTACCGTCACCCCTCGGTTTTCATTCTATAGATTTGCCGCCATTCATCTTATATAGTGCCGCAACTGTAATTCCACCGTATGCTCCAATAAGTGCTGCCGTATTTCTAAGAGCTTGTTTGTTAGCTTTTTTACGTGCTTCTTTCATGGACATATTGCTATCAACAACATATTTGGCGGCTTTCTTTCTCGTTGCGCTATTGAATAAAAGTTTTTCACCAAAAGACGTCTTCTCGTTTATCTCTTTGTAAGTTTTATTCAATGCCTTCTTACGTTCAGTTTTAGCCTGTTTATATGCTGTTTTTTCAGCTTTATAAGATCGTGTCCCAGACGGCTTTTTCTGTTTCTTATAACCATCCTTAGAAATTGTTGTTGCTATTGGATTCCTACTTTTCTGATATCCATCTTTTTTAATGCGAGTTGTTGGATTTGTTAAACGTTTAATCACTGTCCCCGCATTGCTATAACTAGCTTTCCGTTTACCCCATTTTATGCCAAGAACACCGTAGTGCATTAATTCATCATTATTCATTATTATTTCACCTCACTTATTCAAACGCCTCTCTATTAAGCTTGAATGCTACGAATGCATCCATCATAGCTGCAACAGCATCAATCTTTGCATCGTATCTTTTCTTAAGTAATTTACGGTTACCGTTTGTGTCTTCCATGACAATACAGTTGCCCATCGTGAACGTCATAAGATCTTCATCGAACAGCAACATTCGCTCTTCTGAAAGTTTCTTTAATTCTCCTAATGGAACTGATTCCGTCTTGGCTCCCTGAATAACTTTCTCAATTCCGAATGGGCCATTCTCCCGCTCCCATCGTTCAACAAATTCTCTAGCGTTATACGGATCATAACCAAAGCATCTAACATCATATCCGACATTTGCTATATGGTCATCAAGGTCTTCGTAAACCTCCATCATGTCGAGAACGGTTCCGGGCATAACAATCAAACTTCCTTCTTTCATGAATTCATCATACTTAGCTCTCATGGCTGATGGTAATTTCTGTAAAGTTAATTCTGTTATGTAGTTTCTGGTTTTTATTCCAAATTCTCCATGAGGTAATGGGAACAAAAACACAAACGAACAGAAGTCATCTCCTTGTGACATATCGGCTCCCATCGAACATGGTAACTGCCAGTAATCACGTTTTCTATGAGGAAGAGTTTCTTCATAAGTGAAATAATATGTATAACCTTCCATTGGGATTCCGAATCGTTTAGCTAGGATATCGTTCCTTTGTGCTGGATTATTTTCAGCCTTTTCCACAGCCAATTGATATGTTTCGTAACTAACTGTTTTATCTAAATTCGGATTGGCTTTTAACCACATATCCGGGTTTCCGACCTCATCAATAGAATCTAGTTTATACCACCAAATAGATGTGTGTATGTCTTGGTATTCACCTTTTAGGATCTTCATTAAATCCATTTTGATTGAATCGCCAGAGCCATTACGAACAGTACCCTCGGAACTAATCGCAACTATTAAATAGTCATCATTCTTTCCTCCGCCCTGCTCTTTAGCAGCACCCTGTTCAAGGGCTCCGACTACATCTTCTCTAACATCTCCAGACAGCCACTCATCGACGGTTGCAACCTTAACTCGTAAGCCCTGCAATTTATCAATGGACATTGGTCTAACCTCTAATAAAGAACCGGTCAGAAAATTCTGAATTCCTTTCTTAGTGCTAGCCAACTTTACACGGTTCGCTTTTGATCCGGTAGTGTTTTGTAAAGAACCTTCGGTAAGAAACTGATACAACGGGCCTCTAGCTCTGGTTATAGCGGTTTTTATCGGAGACATAACCTCTTCTGCCTGAGCCATCGTCGGGGCTGTTGTGATCTGGTGTGTTGTCGACGTGTCGACATTCAAGAAGTAATTCTGAATACAAGATGCGTACATTGATTTGGCCGCACCTCTGGCAACTATAAGATACTGTTTGTTAACTAACCGTTTCTTAATTATTCGTTGCTCATAGTGTCCTCCGTGACCATCTTCAGAAGGCA